AGTGCCGTGCGTAGCGCGTTAAGCGAGGACAGCGGATTCGCAGCATGCAACCGGTCAATCAGTGAGCTGTGTGCTTCTGTCGCAGCTGCCGTAGCCAGTGAGCCATGCTGGGATATCGTTTCAGCAAGTTGCACAGGCAACGTGCGGTTGAAAAATGGCTCGCCAGGTGTGGATTCGACAAACTCAATGCTGACAGTCGCCTGGTCAACATTGTCGGCATCATGGTGGACGGCGTAGCGCGCGACTTGCGCTGTCTTGAAAGACCCAAAGACAGGATGAACCAGCTCGCCACTACCAGGTAGATCAAGTTGACCTAAAAACCACTGTAGCTGTATTTCATAATCAACACCATAAAATACCGCCTCGACGCTGATATGCCGCGCGCCGCGCCCCATATCTTCAACATCAGCGCCGTCCCTGTACGGACAACTATGCTCGGCAAGGGCGCGATCCGCCGTATCGTCCGTTTTAACGATATCGAAAACGGTGCCGCGAAATGAAGCATCTTGTAGTGTTTGCGCCCAAGCCATATCAGGTAAACTCTGCAAAAAACAAAGGGACCAATATGAAACGTGATTTCGACCTCATTCGTAAAATATTGCTAGACATACAGGCGATGCCAGCAAATAGCCAGCCCGTAACAATTTCATATTCGGGAGAATATGAGCAGGCAGTCGTCAATGAACATTTAGTGCTTTTGATTGATGCCGAACTTATTGTTGGCAGGCCATTGCGCACCATGTCAGGTCTCGCGCAGGTTGTAGTGCGCGGCCTGACATGGCAAGGCCATGACTTCATCCAGGCTGCCGAAAAGGATTCAATTTGGAACAAGGCCAAAGAGACTATTCTAAGCAAAGGCGGGGCAATCACTTTTGATGTCCTGAAGGAGCTACTGAAACGTTTGGCACTTGCGGCCGTATGACTTCCTTAAGTGATTGCGCGCAATTGAAATAGACCATTGCACCATGTTCAATAAGCAGCTTCCCCATAGGGTTAGCTTCAATCTCTGCATCAAAAAATGCACGACGGGATTTTGCTTCCCATTCGGATATTAATTGATTCAATGAGGTATTTATTGTGTCCATGCACGCAGTTTACACGCGTACATGGGTGGTCTTAAATAACGGAAAGCGTTCCGGGGTAGGGTTCAGTTACGTCGCGCTGCGCTGGCGTTTCGACGGTTAACGACAGTGGCGATCTGTTCGCCATCGAGGTGCAGGTTAACTTCAAGTGCTTGCTTAGCCTCTTGATTGCCCCATCCGGCAAGAATAGTGGCGATCATCCCACCGATGCGATCTTCGTACTCACTACCCTTGACTGCGCCGTGATAAATACCCGTGCCGATTAATCCACCAGTTGCAGCGGCACCAGCGACAGCCAGACCAGCAGTGCTACCAAGCGCAGTTCCAGCAGCTAGCGCACCACGACCCAATGCAGCTGGGGCTCCTTTAGTCTTAGTCAAAATAGTTTCGAGAATTCCGCCGCCTTTTCCGCCGCCTATCAGACTGACAAGACCTGCTGCTCCAGCTGCTGCTGCAAGTGCGGCCAAGGCTGTAGTTGCAGCAACTGTGGCAGCAGTCAGATTAGGGTATTCCTGGGCGATGGAAGCAAATCCATCGGCAACCGATCCGATTAGCGGTGTCAGATTTTCAAAAGCATTTTGCGTGGCAAAAATCTTCTCATTGGCCGCTTGTTGGGTTTTGAATCCAGCCTCCTGCGCGATGACGGCAAAGTTTTTATCAGCGGAACCTTGTCCAGGCTGCGCGCTGAACTGGGCAAGAGATTTCTTTTCCACGCCAGACATATAGTCCCGATTACCCCTTATACCGACCAGCGCCATCAATGCCTCTCGATCCTGCACGATCTGACCAATGGCTGACCCTTGCAGGATATCAACCTGAGACTCCAGAATAGATTTACGCTCTGCACCGGTTGCAGTTTTAAGCTTTGCCTGTAATGCCTGGTAGTTTTTGTCCTTGCCAACAATATGATCAACGATGCCGCCAAATGCATCTAGCGAATCAATCCCCTTGCCGCGTGCTGCGGCCAAGGTTCCGGACAGGTTAATACCTAATTTTTGTGCATCCCTTGCCGTGTCCTGGCTATTTATTTTAAGTAGTAAGTTTTTCAGATTATTACCCGCTGCGTCCTTTGATCCAGCGGTGATCATCGATGCCTGATTAGCAGCGAGCAGCTTGGCCATACCCGATACTCCAGACATCCCAGACATTTTTGCTGCCGCCATTTGCTCTGGTAACCACTTAGCCATATCCTTCAGTTCGAATCCTCCTGCCTGACCGGCGGTAATGGCCATGTCGATGACCTTGCCCATTTCGCCAGATTTAATGCCGAAGGTTTGCATACCACGTATGCCGATCTGCGCGAGCTGACTGGAGTCCGCACCAGATGCTGTAGCGGCTTTGGTTAAAGTCGGCAGCATTCCCATTGCGTCCTTGCCGGACATCGCTCCGGATGCGATCAATGTATCCAGCGTCTCTGCGGTACTTTCGCGCGTTCCCCCGCCGATCCGCGTCGCATTAACGATGGCAGTATTCAATTCGCGCTTGCCTGCGACTCTTCCAATGGTGTCGCGCTCATTGAAGGCGGTATTCGACATCTGTGCCAGGCGCATGCCGTAATCCATCGTCTGACCGATCGGCTTGGACAGCACATAACCGGCAGCGGCGGCCCCGCCTGCGACCATAGCGCCAGTCTGCAAGCCACGTGCGGTCTTTTGCGCCAGCGTGAACTTACCCATCTCGTTGTTCAGTTCCCGCACCTTATTACGTGCCACTTCAGCTGCTCGCGCCTGTTCTCGCATGGACATCGAGCCAGACCGTGCAAGCCGGTTATAGGCGGCTTCGGTACGCTGGATTTCGCGCTGAATATTTTGTTCGGTGCGTAGTCCAAGCACCTCTGCAGCAGAGCGAACCTTGCCAAGATTGACAACCGTGCGTGTCAGGTCACCGGTCGCTTTTTCAGTCTTGGCAATGCCTGACTGGATGTCGCGCTGCGAACGCGTAAACGCGCTAGAAGCGAGATCACGCAATCGCATCACCAGGGAAAGTTCGAGATTTTTACCGCTCATGACTTCGCCTTTCGATGGCCTTTGAAACGATGAGTGTTAGATTCGCCCTTGGTTTTAACACCAGAGAGCTGTTTGATGACGGACAGGTGTGATTCGATTTCCGCCTCAGACATATCCAATACCTGAAGCGGATCAAATCCGGCACGGGCGAGCAGCGCCTGCACCAGACGGACGCTGTTTAGCTGCTGCTCAGCGCGTCGAGCTTTTTTTCGACTTCATCCGATGCCTGTTCGAGTGCGACGGCATCGCGGTCATACATCCCCATCAGCAAATCAACGGTGACTTGATCTTGCGGCAAGCCGTCGAAACTGACGCGCTGCGCCATCGTTGCGTAGCGTAAGGTATTAGGCGATGCATCAGCCCCAACGGCTTCCACGGCAGCGCAGGAATCACGCAGCGTGGCAGGACGTATGGAAAAGGATTTCAGCAACTTATCCGCAACATCGATTCCGACCGGCAAAACTCTTGAAACAGTAATTTTGCTCATCGCTTAAACCTTCCGCAAACAATACAGACTGATATCGCGAACCGCTTCGCCTTCCAGCTGATACTTAGACCCGACACTAGTCACATTGCTATCTGAAAATGTCGTACGTTTACCCGGATTCCCAACTGGATAGATCACGATCTGCGCATCCTTCATCGCACGCCAGTCAAACTCGCCAACCGATGGCGCCGGGGCGGTAATCTTCATCTCGATGGATTCAGCGCCACTCACGCTTCCTTTCGGACGCCCCGTTCGGTTCATGGTTTTAACGGGTTTTCGTCCGGTATTAACGGTATCGTCAAACGAAACAACATCAACTTCCTGTCCGTTGATCTCAACGACGATCTCACCATCATATTCAAGTGCCATATCTTTTCTCCCTGGTTATAGAATCAGATCAATGCGCCCGGCAAATACATGCAGGCCATTGACTACGTTGGTTGGAATCTTTGCATCCAGCCGGTTCGGGTCTTGCAGGTCACGTTCAACGATCAGGCCGGACTTCCACTGATCCACGTTCTGCACGATCTCCAGCTCCTCCAGCTTGTACAGTACGTCAAGCAGCTCCGATCGCACCTTATCTGCGGTACGTGCCGACAATTTGTCGCGCGGGAAACGCAGGCTGATACGCTCGCGGCACGCTTTACGCACATAGTCCAGCGTGCGGATCGTAGTCAGGTCGAGCATCGAGATATCCGGCACACCCTGCGGATCCAGCATGTAGGTGGTGATGGCACGCACGATCTGCACCTTTTCACCGGGGCCAACTTCGGAAGGCGATACGCCGTTGTACAGGCAGTTTTCCTGCTCGACTCGTCCCAGACGGTTGACCAAAGGTATCGCCATGATGCCGGTCAGCGGCAAGGTGTTGAGCGGACGCGCCGGATCCTCTTCGCTGGCCACCACTGCGCCATAAGCGGCAGCGACCTCATAGCTTTGCTCATAGGCCGACGGCAGCAAATAACCGCTGATGCGACCACTGTTGATGCTGGCGGCCAGCGTAGTGGCTTGCGCCAGCGTTCCGACGTGTGCATAAATACCGATTGCGCCGCGTTGCTCCAGCGGGCCGGATACATTGTCCAGGTGCGTGCGAAGTGCGGTCAGATTGACCGTATCGTTCCACGCGGCAATGATGACATTGTGTCCGGCGGAAAATACCGTGGCCAGCGCAGTCGCGATGGCGGGGTCAGTTGCTCCGCCAGCCATTGCTACCACCGCAGCTGTCACGCCAGCAGCCGTGGTGCTTGCACTGAACTTAATCGCATTGCCCAGCGTTCCCTTGTTTTTCGCAGTCAGGGTAACCACACCGGCCACAGCGCTGGCGGTTACCGGCAGGTCTGGCTGTTTACCGATCTGTGCCACCAGAGCCGCTGCGATAATAGTTGGTGTATCCGCTGCCGACACCGCAATCACAACCTGCTGATCGCCTACAGGCAGCACCAGGGAACCGCCACCTGTTGCGGGGCCAGTGAGCGTCACCGTACCGTTTGCCGCGATAGAGCCGCCTGCATCATCCAGCGCGATCATGGTCAGCGCCAGATAGTTGTTGGCCTGCAAGGCCGAACGCGCCATCAAGTGCGCAATCGAGCCGCGACCGAAGAACGTAGCGGCGTCCACGTCAGAGAATACGTCTACCGGCGTGTTGGCCACGACTAAACCTGTCGCCAGCCGTTGGCCGACGATCAAAGTCTTTTGCAGATTACCCGGCAGCGTACGTACCGCCGTTGAGGTATTAAATTCGAAGTATTTCCCCGGCTTGCGGATTGAGCCAGGCAGGTTGTTGAATGTGATATTGGCGCTGGGCATTATGCAGCTCCTTTCTTGTTGGTAGTCACTTCAACCAGATCGCCATCAGTGACACGGCGCTGGTAATACGCGGTATCTGGCACATCAACCGCCTCAGCATCTGTGATGTAATCGTGCGGTTTGTCTTCCTTTGGGACATTCAATCCCGGTGCAGCTTTAACTTTCATGACAGCTCCTATCGTAACGTTGTCAGATCTGATGCATCAGCGACATCGTCGCCGGGCTTCAGGTAATAGTTGATTCCTATCTTGAACCACATCGGATCCGTCAGATCGACCGGTTCGCGTGGTTGCGTCTCAACAAACTCGGTATGCCATTCGCGGGCTAATACCGACAGTGCCTGACCACTCAGTTTGGTGTTGTATAAAGTTCGGATCGCCCCCGGCTTTAGATAATCAATCGGTAGCCCTAAATCGGAATTGACCAGCAGCAGGCTGACATCCTTCATTATCTGATAGGAACCGACCTCCCTGATCACCCCGTTCACTGTCAAACCATGCCGCGTATCCCGTTCACCGCGTACATTGCGCGCCGCCACCATCGTCACGAACGTCGCCGGGGTCAGCCATTTGGTACGCGAAGTACCCATCGGCTTTGATTTTCCAGCGCCGCCAAACGTCACCCATACCGCAGGGAAGGAACGAACTACCCGCGCCAGATCATCATCCAGTTCACCACCGTAGCTGGTGACCTCATGCAGCTTGTAACCCAGTCCTGGCGTTGCAGCTTCCGCCGCCTTGATGCGGGCAATGATGGCGTCTTCAATCTCGGCGATCATCAGTAATCACTCAGGCTTGCGCGATCGAACTTACGCCCGCCACCGATAGTTTTTATCGATGCGCTTTCGGCAGGTGCTAGGCCTGCAACTGACAATCCGATATCGATCTTGCCGTCACGAATATGCTCCAAGGTACGCAGTGCATCCTTGTAGCGATATCGTGCCGGATCGGTTTCAGTAACATCGCTACCTAACAGCTTGTAACGGGCGATGTCACAGCACAGATCCACCAGTTGATGCGGCACGACAGACAGTGGAAGCGGGTAACGAGCCGCCAGATAACTGTCTATCGTAGCGCTGGCACGTTGCAGCGCTCCGTCAGCCACGACTGTATCCACCACACCGATACGGCTTCGGTCAGTGATGGCGACCACTTCGCTTTCACCGAACTGAGTAATTAAATCGCTGATGGTGGCGTAAGGCACTTAACGACTCCCGGCCTAAACCTGACCGGCGCCGGATGCCCAGGCGGCATCGCGATCGGCCGCAGTGACGGGCCAGCCTGTAATCGCCGACAGTGCATCGCTCTTGGGTTTGCCATCCTTCAGCCATTGGCCCGGATTAGCGGTATCCAGCTGACCAATCGCGGCTACGACAGCGGAAAGGCGTGCGACCTCATCCGCAGGGGCTGTTCGGATGGCAATCACTTCCGGTGTCGCATCAATGGCCCCCGCTTCATGCAGGCCATCGGCATCGGTATCATCAAGATCGATCTTCGATCCGATGGGGTAATCCTTTCCATTAAAACGGACAGGACTCAGTACGGTGTAACGATTTTTCATAGTGTTCTCCTGGATAACCCGCCCGGCATTCCGGGCGGGGTTACATGCCACGCTGGTGGTATGGATTAAGAGACGACGGTCTGGAGCAGATAACCGGCTGCAGCGGCGGAGATCACCGGCGCACGTTCATCGTTCACCGGATAGAGCCAGCTGTTCTTTTTGCGATCTTGGAATGGAACCTCTACCATCGGATAGTTGCGCAACCGGTAGGTGTAGCCGTAGCTGGGTAGGCCGCCATCGTCGGCTGTGGCAATTTCGGTGTATGCCACGATCACATCCTTGCCCCACACATCCGTCATGGTGCCGTTCGCGTTATAGATTGCATCGCCGCTCACCACTCGCTCGACATCGAACAGGTCAGCCAGCAGCTCCAGCGTCAGGCTGTCGCGACTGGTGTACTTGATACGGTCGATCAGTTTTGGGTGACGCTTGGCAGCCTTGTATGCCTTGGGTGACAACACTACGGTGTTAGGACGCATGCCAACCTGTGCGCGGATCGACTCGACGGCAGCATCGATGTCAGCAGCCGGGTCGGATACGCCGGATGCGTAATCATCCCAGCGAGAGGTTCCAGCCAGCGTTGCTTTGTTGGCGGCCGCATAATTTGCCGCATTACGGGCGATGCCTGCTGCCTGGTATTCGTTGGAGAGCAAGATGATGTTCTGCGTTTTGGTCACCGCGCCGCGACCGAGATCGATGCCCGGCACTTGAGCAGCTTCCTGCAAATGTTCGAACGGCACCTTACCCATCAGGCGATGCTGTTCCAGCGCATAAGGATTGCCGAGGTGACCGAACTGCACTTCTTTGGTATCAGCGCCAGGTGCTCGTGCTGTGTTGTACAGCTCGAAGTCTTCCTTGCCGAATTCCAGAATCTTGCCGCCGCGAGCATCGACAGGGACGACCGGAAATAAAAAGTCAGCAACCATGCGTCCGTTTTTGTAGCCTTTTGCGACCGTGGTCAAGATCGGATCGATCACACGCGCTTGCGCATTGCTCATGCTGCCGATCAAACCCAGTGCCATTGCTGCATTCGGGTCGATCCAGCTTGGATCAATCACACCGGCGTGAGCCAGTGCGGTATAGGCCAGCCAACCGGCCAGTACAGCGAAAAATTTCAGGAAGTTAGATTTCATGTTGTAGCGCTCCATATTTAAAAAGGGTTGTATCGTCTAGTTGGGCAACAGGATGACTTCGACGAACTGTCCGGCAGCGGTCGCCACTTCGCCGGGTGCCAAACGCGCCACCGTGACACCTGCCGCCTTGGTGATAGCCCGTCCCGTTGCATCGGTCTCGATCAACGCACCGGCAGAGATGGCGGCACCTGTCTCGACGATGGCGGTACCGAGCGCATGCACAGCAAACTTGTCGCCGATGGCAGCATCGGTGTCGGACACCCCTTGGGCGTTTACCCCGGCACCAGCCAAAGCAGCGGCAGGTGTAACGAAACGGCTGGCGGTGATCGCGGCGCTGGCGGTCATGGTCAGCACCAGCAAACTGATTGCATTTTTCATCTTGATTCTCCTTTATGGTGGATAAGGGTTACGCGCTTACGGCAGTCAGCGCAGCCTCGTAAGTCGTCTTGTTGGCCGACTGATATGCCAGCGCCTTGTGGTGCAGTTCCAGACGCTCGCCGTCTACGGCATATCCGGCAGGCGCTGCAAAATCAACCATGCCTTGTGATGCGTTTTCAGCACCGGCCGCTACACCGAAGTTCACCAGCTTTGGCATGTCGGTCAACATGGTTTTCAACGCATCGACCAACGGTTTTTTGGTATCACCTTCGCCGAACTCGACCACTTGCTCACCTGCGCCCAATTGATCAAGCGAGGCTACGATCACATCCTTGTGCGCAGGGAGTAACGTGCCGGCCTTCGCCAGACCCTCTGCAAAGCTGGAATTTTCGGCGTGACGCGTGGCATCTTTGGTGGCTTTGTCGCGGACAGCTGCATCGGCCAATTGTTTTTTCATCTGGGCGTTTTCTGCCTCCAGCGCGGCTTTTTCTTCGAGTGTCACTTGGGATGATCCTTTCTCAATAAATGCCGGAGCGGGTACTTCGGCGGTTTGTGATTTCTTCAATTCATCCTGGGCGGATTGCTCAAGATTTTTAACGGTGTAACCAGGAACAGCCGTATCGGCATCGGCCTGACCGAACTTACCGAGGATCCAGTCGCGCATGCTGCGCCACAGACCCGCGTTGTCCACGTCGTCCCATTCGGCGAACTCGACGATGCCTTGCTCGGCATCTGCAAATGAGGGATTGCGCAATCCCTTCACGCTGGGCGGCATCGCACCGAGAAAACCCACATGGCGCAGGTAATACACACCGGGGACAGGATTGCTGGGGGAATCTGGGGCATAAAAGGAGGCAGAGATTTTCTTGAACGAACCCTTGCCGATCATCTCAGCAAAGGCTGTATCCACCTGGGTGGGGTTCGCTTCGAGTGCGCCATCGGAAAAACTCAGCGCGCCGACCCAGCCGTAAGCGGGATCGTCATGCTTAGGGTGACCACATACCAGCGGCGCTTCATGCTTAGCCGGATCGTAGGCGGCAGCAGTTGCCGACAGGTCGGTTTCGGAAAACGACAATGCAGCACCACTCATCGCGGTGTGCTTGCCGGGCTTGAAGATCTGGATTGGTTTATTCGTTTTCATGACCGCATTTTGAGCGGCACGAAGCGGGGTGTTAAGACGGATTGGGTTCCGGGGTAGATCGGTCAGGTGTATTTTTAGACTACCCAGATTTTGGCAAAACAGCAAACTGATTGCGCATACTGAAAGTGTGACGGCAAACTTTAGCAATGAATGCGCAAGAAGGCCGTTAACTATACGTTAAAAAACCGCTGTGATTTATTTTGATACATCCGCCGCACTCATGGTCGATAAGCGCGTTAAATCGCGCTGTGTTCGATTTGTGCTTTTACCCAACGATCCTACTCAAGTAGTCATTGACTAGACCGAGAATATTTTCTTCAGCCTCGGGTTGCAGTTGGCCTTGCGCATCGATCGGCAGGAATGGGCGGGCGGGCATGGTTACTTTGTGCCCGTGTCCGGTTTTACCGCCGAGCTGATGAATGGCAGCATAGACTTTATTGCTGCCTACTGTGGCACTGCTGGCATCATGGCTGGTCGTGATCGAGGCAGCAAGCTGTCCGGTATCCTGCAATATCTGTCCACCAACTCTCGATCCAATTGATTTGCTGACACGCCCATCCTTGCGGATTGCGCCTTTTTTAATCGCACCATCTCGAGTCTTGGCGCGAGCCATCACGCGACCCTCCAGTGTGGCGCGGCTAATGCCCAGCCACTTCGGACGACCTTCTGCAGCAAAATTCTTTTCTGTCTGTCTGGCCAACTCTTGGGAGACGATGCGCATTACTGGTGACATGTTATGCGCAGTCGCGGCAAGCCTATCCAGCGAACTCATCACCGCTTTGTCATCTACCTTGATTTCAAACATGACTACCTCTTATAATCGTTTCAGCAAGGTCGGTTGTCCGCCGATGGGTAATGGCTAACTGCTCAAGCAGCGAAGTATGCAGGTTCAAGTCCCGCCACCGACCTTCACTCCATTTTCACGAATCGATTCCCGTCTTTTAATCTTCCCGTCCCGTCATTCGTTGGCGGCAGCCGGTACGCGTTCACAACGGCATCGAGTTTGCCGTGATGCTTGACGTTGGTTGCGGCGTCGACCGGAACATAGATCAAGCCGCCATCCCCATCGTTTGCAACATAGACCAGATTCTTGTGCAACTTATCCCAGTACACCGCCTCTGGTTCGGCGACGACTTGAGGCAATGCCTGATATTGCGCCAGCGTGAGCGTGATGCCATCACCTTGATGTTTTACACTATCTGCATGTACCAGGCGTTTTTCAGGCAAAGCCAGCACGCGAGCCGGATCCACGCCGTCATTATTCTTCCTAGCAAAGTCGGCAATCTCTTCGGATACGAAACCCACCACCTGCGCCTCATGCCCTGGCGCTCGCTTGGTCAGCGCCGTGCTGACCCAGTCGGAAAACACCTGATGACGTAGCTCTGAATTATTGATCGCCTGCACGGCCTGTACGCGGATGGCGCGGTCTTTCACTGCACTGATCTTGCGCATCACCTCAACATCGTTGCCGAATACGGCGCGGCCAGGGTTGTAGCTCCAGCCGGCATCCGGTGCGAATAGCTTATCTTGACCATCCACTTTGATGCGTAGCGCCTTGACCTGAACCGTGCTGCCATCCTTCATGCGAATGTCATGATCGATCAGGCGGCCTTCTGATGAGTCAATGGGAATGCCATCACGCTTGACCTCAACAGCGCTGATCGCACTCACACGGCAGCGACAGTTAAAACCATTCGGTGGATACATTGCGCCCCATAGCGGATCATCATACCGAAACACTCTTCCATTCATTGCACGGTGCGCCGGGCGCGTGCGGCCATCCAGTATTGCGACATATTGCCAGTAGGGGTGACTATCTACGCTTTCCATCATGCTGCGATAGCGTCCAGCCATATAGGCAGTTTGCATGTTGGTCTGGTAGATTGTTTTCAGGCGGCGAGGGCTGCCGAGCTGCACAGTGCTCACCTCTCCGGTCAGGGTGTCAACATGCTCGGCTTTTCCCCACCAGCCTTTGGCCTGTAGGGTGGGCGTTAACTTTTTCTCAAAATCACGCAAGGTGGTGCCGCTGTTTAACGCTTCATCCAGTGCGCCGCGAATATCTTTGAGGATATCGGTGTTCATGACCTTGGCTACAGTGAACGCTTTTGCCTGAGTCTCCTGCCACATTTCCTTCTCTCTCCAGCTCCAGGTGATTGCATACCCCTTAGATTGAAAGTATTCGATCGCCTTTTCAGGCGGCATACCGAAGACGGCAGATAGATCAATCTTGTTCATTTTGCGCGCTTAATTTACCCCATACATCGGCCACAAACATAGCTCTGGCCAGCGCCTGTTCGAGCTGCTGCGTATTCATTGCCGGAAACGTTTCGGCCAGTTTATCGAACACCTCGGCGTAGTCGGTCGATTGCGCAATCAGATCCAGCACGGGCTTGAGCGCCGCTTGAGCTTGCGCCGTCAATTTGTCTGGATTGATTCCCTCAATCCCGCTATCCAATGCCGTCTGGTCTGGAAAAAGCTCACCTTCGGCGAACGCTGCTGGCGCACCATCCCCTTGGATTTTGTTTTTCGGCTGCGCCTGAAACTTCCAGCCGGGGTAATTCTCAGCCTGGTAAACATCGTCTGGACGCATCCCCATATTGAACAGTATTTGATCGCGCTCGGCGCGCAGCTTGATATCCTCTGCCTCGACGATCTTGCGCCATACGGTGGGCGGCTTTGCACCTGGCACGTTGTATTCGGTGATCCATTTGACCAGTGTGTTGTTGAGCGTGGCTGACAGCATGTCAGCATCGAACTGAACCAGTTCCAGACGCACCTCATTGCGCGTGATCGCGGCAGACGCCATTGCGCCGCCGGAGTTCTTTGCTCCCGCCGACTCACCCAGAACGCAGTAGGATATTTGCTCGTCCATGTAACGGCACATCTGCTCATAGCCAGCATTACCGCCGCGTGAGGCCTCCAGCAACTTGATCTCCATGCCTTCCGGAACCGTTACCCCCGCATCTTGTGAGATGGCCGATAAGGCATCCAGCAGCTTCTGCTGATCGGGCGGCTGTGTTCCCTGCGGGTATGTTCCGATAGCCGTCGGGCTGCCAAACTTATCCAGAAAGGTCAGCCAGAAGGTGATGCCTTGGCGCTTAAACCAGACCAGCCAGAACAGTTTGCTGCCAAGCCCTAGGCCATAAGGGCTTCCGTCTTTTGCCCCCAGAGAATGAACGATGAACTTGCGCTCGGGCAACGCTTCACCAGTCAGCATGTTGGCGAGGGTTTTCAGGCGAAGTTCATAGTCTTCACCAAACCAGAAACGGCGCTGATCGCGTGCGCGGACCTCGCTGACAACGATCTCACTGCCCGTGGTTGCCCATAAAATTTCACCTACCGAAAACCCCTTATTAATCGCGTCCAGCAGATTCAGGCAGAGGTGATCAAAACCGATATTGCCCAGCTGTGTGCGCACGACCTCGGCGGCACGCTGATCCAGTGCGGATTCGCTGGCAGGCGTGACTTCCCAAGGCCGGGAGACAACCGCCATCTTGCGCTTGTGCAGACAGGCAAAGGCATGCGCATCGCGCTCGATCTCTTCATACAGCTTGATTCCCTTGCCCTGACCGCGTGTCGCTAGCGTGTCATCGTTTTGCTGCAACAGGCCGCTAAACAGCGGTAAAAAAGGGTCTCGTTTAACACTGGCGATTTCATTGGTGTCAGCCGGCGGTGTTTTCTTGATTTCACTCATGTTGTATCAGCCTTAATAATCGTTCATTCGTGTCGAGACGCGGCGCTGTCCCAACGATTGGAATTCCATCGGGCCGCCACCCGATAATGCTGCAGCCCAGAGCATGTGCAGGGCATCAGGACCATCATCGTGATCCGCCTTAGGGAAGTGACGCAGCTGGTCAATCAGTGTGGTCTGCGATGGATGTAGACGAATCAGACCATTGGCGAAATGCGGTTGCAGCGTCTCGATGCGTAGCAGCTTATCTGCCGTTGGCTTGACTGCGCGAGCAGGGACGGGGATGCCTTGCGCCGCACTGCGCTTCACCAGCTCGGTATAAAGAAACTCCTGAAATTGCACCGCTTCGACCACCCACAATACACACTTGAATTCGCGCTGAAGTGCAATCACGTCTTCTATAATCCTGTCAGGCAAGCGCTTCTTAATCGGTGCAGCCACAACATATAGCTTTCCCGTCAAACGCTCATAACCACCTACCAGCAAGGCTGACGGGTCACGCGATGCGCCCGCCTTCCCAAGAGAGGGGTCGCATGCGCCAAAGTAGATCAGATTGGGCGGCAAGGATGTCCACCAGCAGCCGTCTAGGATATGTGCGAACGGCGCATCGTCACCTGATACAGGATCGTTCTGTTGTTCGGAATCGAATGCCGGACGGCCATCACGGGCGCGTTTGACCATCAACTTGTAGAGCGGCTGCCCATCCGGCCAGCAGATAATCGCACCAGCCTCCATCTCCTCTTTACACCTAGTGTAAAGCTGTAATGCGGCCTCTGGTCCTTCGTTGAGCAGCCGTTCTTCCCACTTCTCCCACAGATGCATGTTGTCCGGCCAGCGCTCGATGGAGCGGAATTTCTTCGATGACCAGAGTGGGTTTTTGAGCAGGCGAGACAGCACTGAGTCGTAGTGCAGGATGGTGCCGATGATGATCACATCCATCGTATCATCCGCTTCGCCCAGGGAAAGTACCGTTTTTTTCAGCCAATTTTCCAGCTTATCGCGCTGCTCAGGGCTGCGCACGTTCTCATCATTTTCCAGATCGTCGCCGATCACCAGATCAGGGCGATGCGGGCCGTGACGCAGGCCGCGCATCCGCTTACCTGAACCGAATGCCTGTATCTTGGCATCGTTGGCGGTGATGATGGTGCCGACATTCCAAACTCTGCCGCCGCCGCACGCCTCCGGAAAGTCCATTTTCAGACGCGGATTGAATGCCAGCTCAGCCTTGATCGCCTCCAGCATGGTTGCCGCCTGATCCAGCGCATCCATGACGATCACCGGATAATGCTTACGGCCTGTGACGACGCACCAGATTACGAAGATCTGGGTAACCAGGGTGGATTTTGCATTACCGCGCGGTGCGGCAATCGCTTCATGATCGCCTGTGCCGTTATCGACAATCTCAGGCAAGCGGTCATAGAGGTAGGTATGTAACGCCGCTTCGCCCTTTTTAACGTAGTGCGGAAAGTAGGTGCGCGCAAAAAAGCGATAGTCACCCATCGCCCGTGCACGTCGTTCAGCGAGCGCAGCCGGATCCGGATCGAAGCCGTCCACCTCCGCTTCGATCTGCATGCGGAAGTTCTGGGCTAGCTTGCCTATCTCTTCAAGGAATGCGCGTTTTGAGGTTTGGTTACTTGCCATCGTCTTCAAACTGCTCTCGCAGCACCTTGTACATCTCCATATCGGCACTCACTGGATCGAATAACGTGACCAGCGCCATGAGCAGATACCCAAAACAGCCCGATACACGTTTTCTTAGCGAAGACGCGCGAGCCCATTCACAGTCTTTTACTTTAACCATACGCTCTCGCCAGTTCGTCACCGAACGGCTCCATCGTCTCAATCACAACCAGCATGTGTTTTGGATACTTGACCCGGACAAACTCGGCATAACGCTTGACCACATCCGTGGCCACGGCAAGCTTGTCGGTCTCCGGCATCAGCTTGCGACTGGCGGCCATCAGCTTGTTATAGGCGTCGGCCAGACTGCACAGCATCTGCACCTTGTCGCCCGGTGCCATATCAGGTGCTTGCTGGATGGATTCGACGGTGGCTTGAACTTGCTGTACCACCACAGCTAGTGTCTGGCGTACCACGTCCTCAATGCCGCCACCGGCGATCATCTGCGCGCCGCGTGCCTTGTCCCAGTCGTCACCCAGTTCTTTACCTGTGCGCTTCCAGTTACGTGCCGTGGCATACGGAACACCTAACTTGGCAGCAGCAACTTCCAGCGACAACTGGTCAAACACATAGGCCGCACGAACTGAGCGGCGAGCATCTTCACCGTGTGCCATCAGATCAGACTCAGTGGTTTAGCGGCGGGCTTGCTTTGCGGCACCACAGGAGAAGGGCGGCGCACACCGTCAATCTGGCTGCGACCCAGCGCGATATCTTCACCGCGATAGGTGAGTCGCACTACATCCATCGCCAGCAATTCAATCAGATCAATGCTGACCAGCCATTCAAGATCAGCCATCATTTCATCCATGCTTGTCACGTATCCGGTGCGTCCGACCTGATCGCGCAACACAGCGCGATTCATTGTGAAGGCATTCGCAAAGTACAGCGCCAGAAGGATAGACAGGCGGCGTGATGCGGTTATTTCTTCGGCGTAAGTAGTCACTTTTTACCTCCAGTCAGTAAGTGTTGATGGATGGTGTTGAGTAGATTACGAACACCGATGAACTCTCCCGATAGATGACCGACTTCTGCCCTCAGCTGGTTTATTTTTTCGTGAATACCGCCTAGATCTGCATGCGTAGGGGAGTTTTCAGCGCTAGTTTCAAGTCGGGTAATACGCTCTGATTGTCCATCCAGCTTTTCGTCCAGATCGGTTTCCATTTTTTCAATCTGATCTTTTGTGGCCTTGTCTTTATTCGACGATCTGACGTACATAAATGACGCTACATTGACCAGTAATCCCAGCAATACGACGCCCAACTTCATCCACTCAATAACTGAATCCATGCTTACACCCTTTGTTTATTCTGCTTTTCACGCAGATCGTAATCATCCCGACAATCGACATCACAGAAACTGCCGGAATCAATCGTTAATTCACAGTTGTAGCATTGACCAGTGAACGGCATGGCATCCGCCATTACCTGCCGGTTATCCAGCGCCTGGCTGCGAAACCACTCTTCAGCCTCGCAGGCGCGATCAATTTCATCAGTCATAAATCACTCCCGTGCGCACTCTGCCAGTTTCGCCAGCTGATCCCGGCATTGTGCTGCCAGCTCCATCGACTCGACGTGATTCGCCAGCAGATCCGCCAAACTGCCTGATTTCGCTGGTGGCGGCACGGTGCATGGATACGTAAGGTTCGCTGGGCACGGGCGCGGCTTCACCGCTATTGGCGGCGTTCCAGAGGCGCAGCCCGTCAGCATCAAGGCCGCAATCGTTAAACTCAGGATGATTATTAACAGTTTCACGCGCCTGCTCCTTGATGGTTTTGTAAACGATACGGATCTGGTCGCGTGTAGTCTCTCGCGCTGTACCAACAGCTTCCCGGCGTAGATCTTCTTTTGTTGCTTCCGCCACTGCTGCGCGTTGCGCCTCGACCTGTCCCGCCATACACTCTGTTTTTGCATGCTTCGCCCCTAATCCATAACCGCCAAAAAATAGCGCCAGTGCGATGACCAGCCCGCCTAATAAACGCCAAGGCAGCGGGATCATGGTTTTACCTCCGCATTCGCAGACATGCCGTAACGGAGCGAGAGCAGCTTGGAAAGGGTTGACGATGCACCGATACTAGCCAGATAAATCAACCAGATTTCAGACGTTGCAGTGTTCATATAAACCATATAGCCAAAGGCGATGGTCGCGGCGCAGTAAGCGATATTTGCCCATAGCTTAGTGTGCGACAGCATGCCGGTACCGGAATCGGTAATCAGGTCAGTGATCGTCATACCAACCCATCCAGATAGCGAGTTTTACGACCCGGTTCAAACACAGCGGTCAATACCTGATTGCGCAGCGGCCGACCTGCAACATCCAGCGACAGATGCACCCAGGTGCCTTCGCAGATCATCTGGTCGAACTTCAGACCGGAGGCCAGTAATGTCTGGCAAATCTCTTTGGGCGTGCCGTAGCCAGGGCAGATGAAATCTACTGCCAGTCCCAGCACATGCTGGCTATTTTTTGCGCCGCCTATCAGGGTATTGAGCTTGGTGCAGCGGAAGCCACTGCTGATCTGAATGGGGTTGCCGAGCAACTGGCGCACTTCCTCCAATAGGTTAGCGATGAGTTCCAGACAAGCACGTTGCGGTGTATTCGGCGTGTTATCTATTCTGGCGCGTACCGCTTGCTGCGAATGCGTCAGTTCTTCCAGCGTGAAATGTGGGGATAGGTTCATGGATTTCCTTTGAATTTGGCTGGAATAATGGGAAGAAATCGAACCAACGTACCTGCGCCGATCGCAGCAATGCAGCGCCCGAACTCCTTGGGCGGATGGGCGATATGCAGACGTGCCGTGGTGCTGGTGAGTTTTGTGCAGACGCGGTCATCCTGATCGACAAAGCGGTCGCCGGGATTCAGGTCATAGAATTTGGTTGTTTGCATGACGCGTAATGTACGCGTGCGCGCGAGGCGGGATAAGACAGAAGGGGTTCCGGGGTAAATGAAAAACCCCGCAGAGCGGGGCTTTGATGGATTCTCGTTAATGGCTAAGCTTTTATTGAATACTATTTGTCACAACAGTCAACGCTTTTGATCGGCTACAAAGAGCAATCCAGTTCCTTTGGAAAATATAGCTGCATATCGGATGCCATTACGAACATCCTCCTGAACCTCCTCCATATGATTCACAGCATTCTGAAACAATGTAAGTGCGAGTAGTGCTGTTTCATTAGCCGGCAATCCGCTATTTGTTGCCCTGATGATGTCATGCATCAAAATTGGCATTCTTGCAGCAGAATCCGAAGTTCCATCTGATTGAGCCAACATGGTTATTGACCTCATCATGTGGTCACTAGAATTAAATGCCCCAACCATAGCTATATTTTTATTGAAAGAAAACTTGAAAGTAGAATTTTTTTCCAATGTTATTGCCGGAATCTTGAATCCAGACTGATTTACTTGAGCGGCTTCATTGAATGAAGCGGAAAATTCATCCACTTTAATTCCGATTGACATGTAATCGGGAGGTTGTACAACGGCAGGTTTAATAATTTCAATTGTCTGCGTTTTTGATTCTTCTCCGCATCCGCCAAGCATCAGTCCAACTACAAGCGCTGCAATTAGCTTTTTCATATCATCCCCCTTGATTAAGTACCACACCTTAAAACAACCCGACCTGCATGTCATCTTCAATTTCGCTATTCAGAATGTCACGGATGTGCCGGGTAGTGAACTCGTATTTCAGCGCCAGGGTATTTTGTGGCGTCCCTTCGGCATATTCGCGGCGAATTTCACGATAGATCAACACCCGAGCCGCTTTTTCACAGCGTGCAATTTCCAGTTGGTCGCCACCATATTCCGCCACCAGAGCCGTAAAGGCTTCCATCCCGATCAGATACAGCAAGCGGTGATCCAGTTGCACAGTCATCGGAATGTAAATCGGCGTTCCGCCGCCATGCATCTTGACCAGCTTCAGCGTAGCCGTCAGGCCGATGGCCTTGGCCAGCCATTGCATAGAGGGCGGCAATAGGTGCAAATCAGATTCGTCCAGATTCATTTTATTTCTGCCTTATTTTTTGCGTATTCCAGAGCGGCGATGATCTTGCCGAGCTGTGCGCCGCTACACCATTCGAAGCGATCAATCTTGAACATATGCTTCGACATGCCGTCGGCGTAGGCATCCGGTTTGTTGTCCAGGGCAATCAGCAAGGCGCGGATTTTACTGACCTGTTTGGCTTTTTCCTTAGCTGGGGTAGGGCGCGTTGATGCCGTCGATTTGAAGCCCAATGTCTTGAAGTGATCAAGCAGCTCTTTGCGCTGCCTCCAATCCATATCCTTGCTGCTGGATACGCCGAAACGGTCATGCAGCAACGCGCGGTAGGTATCCTCATCCATGCTGATCTTCTGGCGGGCGACGTGGATCAACTGGATCTCACGCCGGGCTAGGTCGGCGGCTTTGAATTTAGATAGCTGGTAGTTGGCCATACTAGTATCCGATCTTCACAATATCGATGGAGGTACATGTCTTTCGGATGTGACGGCAGAAAGACTTTGCATTAGGCCAGTGCGGCCACCAGTGCGAATTTACTTTTTTTGCATCAGCAGCAGCCTTTTCGCGTTCTTCTTTGCTGAAGAATCTACTCTTTGCCTGTTTTGTCAGTAATGCACGATACTTTTCGGTAAAAACAAAGCTTTTCTTCTCTTGGTGGAATTTCAGCGGGATATCACTAGCTTCCTTGTTAAATATCCATTCTCCCTTGATGCATCCATCGACATAGACAGACACGACTAGCTTCATTTTATTGTGCTCAATGACAGCATTAATTTTGTACCCGTCACATATAAGCTTGACGCGCCCCATTGGGCCGATGAGTTGATCCTCAATATCTGCCCATTGTTCTTTACTGATTGTCATATTCGTCCCTGTTTCTGTCCTGTTATTACAATTAAATTTGGGTTCTGAAAAATACCGGAGCCCTCTATGAAAAATCTGATCGATCTGATGAAAATCGTTAAGCTGGCCCTGGATATATTTAAGATCCTGCGTGATTTATTTATCTGACCGTTAAACCATCTCTCGCAGCCCGCTATGTTTAACGGGCTGGAAGCGAAGGTTTAGTTAGACATTGCCGCGTCTTTCAACGCCTTAGCTGCGCTGAAATGCGGCTTATTTCTGGCTGGGATTGATATTTCTGCACCGGTGGCCGGATTGCGACCGATGCGCGCCGTACTCTGCTTGACGCTGATTTTCCCGATGCCTGGCAAAGTCACTTCAGCGCCTTCGCCTTTCTGCATTTCGCGAGAGACGACTTCTGCCTGCACCTCCAGCACCCACTTGATGACAACCTTGGATACACCGGTATTACTGGATTGTGCTGCGATTGCGTCGATCAGTTCTTTTTGGTTCATTTGAAACTCCTTTGGTGGGTAAATTGTTAATCTGAAACAGGTAATAGCGTTGACCACGATTGGGCGGTAAACGGGTTCTTAAAGCGCTGCAATATCCAGGCTGATAGACCGATACTGGTCGGTATCGCCGATGCGTTCATACACACGGAAGTAGGTTTTACTACCTGCGACCTGAATGCTCTCTCCGATGGCCTGCATCGCTGTCGCCCACTTTTCATCGGCGATATCCAGACGGCGTAGGCTCAAGATACGTGCCACATTGACGCGCCCCTCCTTGTCGACCTGAAATGCGTCATTGATGAGCGCACGTATTTCAGAGCTGGATCCTGCTGACCACAGATGAATGCACTCGCTGACCAGCTCTTTAGCGATCTGCAGGCGTTCATCAAAGGCCAGTGATTCAGCGACTGCGCGCTGAACCTTGTAGCGTCCATCGAACGACAGCAGGCTGACGTTGCCCTTTTTTCCGCCCATATTCACGCCGTATTTCTCGCCGCTCAACTGGATGAAGGACTCGATATCGCCAAACACGCTTGCTTTGAACTTCGCCAGCACCTCTGACTGCACACGTGCATTTTTTGCAATCTCACGGACAAGCTCATCACGCAGCCGGTCTATTTCACGAACCTTCTCGACAGGCCATAAAGCGCCTTTGGCATCAGACATATAGCCGTCTGGTATCGGTTTAATTTCAACTTGTTGCATGGTTAAATCCTTTCTGGTTGAGGTAATAAAAAATCAGTTGTCTACGCTTCCGGGATTGCCGGTGGCGCTTGTGGTGCTTGCTCATAGGTGCGTGTTTTCAGGCGTTGTAAATCTTGTTTAACGGAGTCGGGTATTACGCTGCGTGGCTTATCTTCAGTGACATAAAGCGCCGCATTATTTTTTTGATAGGCGGCAGGTGCGGCGGTCGGAGTTCTTCCAGCCAGCCTGTCTTCATGCTGTTGCTCTTTGCGCGCCTCACCCTTGTTGATGTGCTTGCTCATCACCGCCAGCAACAGGTTGTGCGACTGGAGCGGCAGTTCCAGCGATCCGGTATCACGCATGAATTGCAATGTTTCAAAGCCGACACGCCAGTATTCCAGTGGCGCGACATAGCTAATGCGCTTGAATTCAAACCGGGCGGCTTTAATCATCTGCACCAGCTCCGCAGTGATTCGGGCTTTTTTAGTTCCAGACAAAGCTTTTTTGGCCGGTGCAAACAGACGGATATAGCCAGGTAGTAGTTCAGGAAACGGGGTGAGTGCGAGCAACTCGGTATAGGCCTGACGTTGCGCATTTACCTCCAGCGCAGCATCGAGCGGGAATGCTGCAAAACAGCATGGACAGGTCAGATTCATGCCGCCACCTTGTTTTTCATATCTTCCAAAACACAACGGGCCGCACCAGGTGCTGTTTTTCCAGCCTCAATTACGCTCATCTTGCCGATGTTTTCGAGTACGGTTCCGAAGACGTTAGCGCGCAACGTCAGAGCCTTTGCACCCTGGTATATTTCAGGAAACAACTGGTAAATTTTTATGCAGAACTGTTGCCCGTCACGGCTTGTGATACCTCCAGTTCCGCAAGCACCTTTATGCAGTTTAATCAGCTCATCCATGTTGATAGGGCTCATGCTGATGCTCCCTGCTGTGCTGGTGATGGTTTTTTGAAGTGCATGGGTGTCATCTGTGCGTCACGACGGTTCGGGCAAACCGCCCGACCAGCTGGAGTGATGCTCCAAACCATATCTTCATTTCTTTCGATGAGTCCCTCTGCGTTCATGCGATGAAGCCATCCGCTTGCGAATGAAAATCTCTCAGATAGATGAGTTGATTCCATCCGACCAGCACGTAATGCAAGCAATATCTGACCAGGCTGATTGATAGGCGTAATTTTCATGACTGTACCTCTGCATCATTCCAACGCACTTCGCAGTTATGGCGGATAGCAAACCAGTAGCGAGACTCACCCTGCTGGGTTCGCTCAAATCGGTGAATTGCCCCATCAAGCGTTTTGCACAGCGGGCTGTTACGGATGAATACACGAGGTTTATCTAACCCTTTTGTTACTTGCATCACCTCAAATCCACTGACAAAAAGCCAGTCAACACACTGTTTAGCTTGCTTCCCCAGTGTCAGACGCTCGGCAGGATTAAGGCGCAGAGTGAGTGGCGAAAACGTAGGGTTACGTTGCAAATTTCTCATGATTTATCTCCAGACTTGTTGTGTGGGCATACCTGACAGGCCAGCCAGTGCGCTTCCTTGGCACGACCGCCAAAGGGACGTGGCGCAGTAGCGCGGCGCTGGCAGTCTGGGCCACTGATTTCAACGTTGTTATGCGTGCATGGGTAGATGTCGTAACGCGCCAGAATGGCCGCTTCCAGTTTTTCCACACCGGCGCCGTACTTGCCGGACAGATACAGTGAAATCGCTGTGCGCGAGTAGCCAATTGCTTCAGCGACAGCGGTCATGCTGCTGGCATCAACCGCCACCCGGCAAAGATCAAAAGTGTGAGCGTCATTCATTGCATAGCTCCATTGGGTACACCGTATCGCTGTTTGGGTCATACACCGTGTTGTTTTTGGCACGCCATACCGGGGCTTTACGACCGGCATTGATGACGAGCTGGTAGCGCAGCATGCCTGGGCTGGTTAGGGCGGTGCCTGCTTGCCGATTGGCTTCGCGTTTAACGATTCCGGCTTTTTCCAATGCACGGATGTACTTGCACAAGTTGCCTAATGCATCACGTTCTGTCCCGTCTGCCAGCGTGGCCAGCAGCTCCTGCACCGTAAAGCTGATACGGCGACGCATCACCCACCAGGCGCGCGGACGTAGTCCGATCGTGACTGTGCGTGGGGAGATTTGACCTTTACGGGACATTACTTCGCCTCCCGTTTCAGTGACTTCATCGCGTCTTCACACAGCCGGATTCCCTTGATGTCGCTGGCGATCAGCTCGACTTTTCCCTTCTTTTCGCCGATCACTTCCAGCGTGCGGCAGGCGTTGCTCATCAGGCGATAACGACCTCGTGACTGCTCAAATACCTGCTGGGCGATACCTTGATCAGTGCGCACTTCGCACAGTTCGGTGAGGTATGCGGCGCAGTCGGCCACCGTGGCAGGTTTGAGTTCAGGTGCTGCCGATACTCGGGTGGCAACATGTGCCAGAC